ATATGCGGCTAAAAACATGTGCTTTACCTGTCCTGTGCGCTCAGAATGTCTTCAATGGGCTCTAGAGCACCGTCAAATCTGGGGTATTTGGGGCGGTAGAGATGAGGTTGACATTCGTAGAGCTTTATCTGTATCGTATAACGGTGAAGAAACGAGACGACGAAGATTTCCTAATTGTCCATATTGTACTGCTCGTCCTTCTAAGCTTAATACTTCTATAGAAGAACTACCTAATGGTGGACGTTGGACAACAGCAAAAGTTGTTACATGTACGGAGTGTGGTTTCGCTTGGAGAAGTAGAACTAGTGCAAATGCAGTTGAAGCATATAAAATTGATAAGTTAGAAAAAGCAAATACTAGAAAGAAAAAGAAAAAATGACAAAAAACTATAAGGATCCAAACTTTTTCACTAACGCAGAAGTTTTTGACGGTAATGTAAAAAAACATTTTCAATGGATTAAAGCTTTAAAAACCATGGGGACCAAAGAATATTGGAATGTACCTAACACTGTTGAGTTTTTTGCTTTTACAACAAAAGCTTTAATCATCATTCCAGGACTGCTTTTTGGAATCTCTATATGGTGGTTGTATATATTTGCTTTTATAACAAGCGTTCTTCTTATTTGGTCAGCAACTATTAAAACTTTGCCAACTATTATATGGTTTAATATTTTATGGAGTGTTCTTGCAGCAACTTTTCTTATAAAGCATTTTATCTAGTTGGGTAAATGTGTAATTTATCTAAATTAGGTAAAACGCTGTCTTCAACAGTATAATAATCTTTAAAGTAGTTGTAAGAAACTGATGCTCTTTCAATCAAACCGTGTTTTTCTAACTCTTCTCTTGCAACTTCTGGAGTTATCTTTCCAAGTCCAGATAGTACCCAATTAAAAAGCTCTGGAGTTGCTCCTAATTTTTCACCATACTGTGCTCTAGAAGGTATTTTTGTTTTAGAGTGCTCTAATATTTCTTTTACAAAAGGAGTTTGAGTTGCACCTGTCTTTATATATCTCCAAAACTCGGAATCGTCTCTTCCTCCTTGATAATGTAAAACCAAGAAATCTTTATAATCATCATACACTCTATTAATTGCTTTATTATAAAAGTTTATATTTTTTTCTGTAGCTGTTTTTTCTACTGTACTTTCTAAAATTTCATAGCAAAATACAAGAGTCTGGTAAATAGTTAATTGTATAGATGTTGCTTCTAAAGGCTCGCTAAAACCTGCAGCTAAACCTAAAGACAGACAATTGTTTTTCCAAGTCTGTCCTACTCTTCCAGAGTTAAATTTAATCATTTTTAAAGGTTCAACAGTTTTTCCTACTATTTTACTTACTTCTAAAATAGCTTCATCGTCAGAAATAAATTCACTACTATAAACATAACCGCAACCCATTCGTGTTTTTAAAGGAATGTTCCACATCCAACCTGAAGACAAGGCTTGAGCCCTCGTTAAAGGTTCAATTTTTTCTGTCCCATCAAATTTATAATCTAAAATAAAAGGAATTGCAGAATCTACAGGAAGATTTTCTTTATAAGATTCCCAGCCAACTCCTAATTTTTTAGACAATACACGAGCAAAACCAGTACAGTCAATAAAAAAATCACCATATACATCTTTATTATTTTTTAAAACTATTTTTTCTATATTTCCAGCACTAGAAACTACAACATCTTCAATAACATCGTCAATAAAAGAGACATTTATGTTTCTTTCCAATATATTTTTAAAATATGGACCTATCTTTCTTCCATCAAAATGAAAAGCATGTCCTCCTGAAGGAAAGTATCCATTCTCAAAGCATTGGCCTATGTGAGAAGCCAAGTATGCTTTTTCATTACCAAAGGTAGAAAGAACATGGTTTAAGCCAATATCTGGGTATCTAATACCTTCAAAACTTCCATCAATAGGGGCAAAGTATGAAGACTTTTCTTTATTCCAATTAATATGACGGATGCCTATTTTTCTTGTTGCATCTGTTTTTTCCATAAAATCATTAATTGTATCGAAAGACACTGGATCACCAAAAACATTTCCAGAAACAATATCAAACAAGATGCCTGTAGATCCTTCTCCAGCACCTATAATATCTATAGAGGAAGATTCAATAACAGTAATTTTATGCATACCGGGTTGAGATCTGGCAATAATGTACGCTGCTAACCAACCAGCGGTTCCTCCTCCACATACAACTATTTTCATATTTTATTTACTGCTTTCTTTTGAAAAAGCATCTAAACAAAATTTTAAATTGCTTTCTAATCTAGAATCAGCAGGGTTAATCTTATAAGCATTTTCTGCATATTCAACAGATTCTTTGTACATACCTAAATTATAAGAAGCTATAGCCGCATAATCATATGGAGCTGCGCCCCAAGCTTCTGCTTCACACAAATACTCTAGTGGTTTTTCTTTTATAGCAAGAGCTTCTTTTGCACAGTCTAAGGAATACTCCCAATCTTTACGATCATAGTAAAGTTTTGCAAGATCTACCCATGGCTCACGTCGACCAGGAGCTTGATCTATTGCTCTGCGTAGCCATTCTTCTGCTTCGTCTGGAAGAGACTTTGCAATAAAACGCATTGATGCAGCACGTTCTGGTGCCCAGTGTGCAGTAGGCAAAGATAGGTGTCGTTTTAGTTCTGCTGCAGCTTCAATATAGTGTCCGTAAAAATAAAGTTCACGGCCATAATAAAACGCATTACGGTCATTGTATGGATCTTCTTTTACAGAAAGTGCAAGAAGTGGTAGATATTGAGAACGAGATTTAGACGGATCTGGATGATGATGTGTTTCTAAACCTTCAATCCATTCTTGTTTTTCTTCCATCCCATAAACATAAAGACACTCATGCACTGGATGACGCCATCGATAACCTTTACGACTGTGAATGTGGTCATAGCTAAACTCTAAACCTGGAGTTCCATCTTCATTCCAAGACCAGATGTGCTTGTAACGAGGACGAGTTACTCCACGCTCCCATGCGGCTTCTAATAAAGGACGCCAGTTAGGGGTAATAACTTCATCCATATCTAAAGAAATACACATATCAATGTCAATAGGAAGTGCAGCTAATGCGGCATTGCGTGAATCGTCAAATCTCCAAGGAGACACTCGTACATCTACAACATTAATCCCAAGCTCACGGGCACGTTCAACCGTTCCATCTGTAGAGCCAGTATCAGCAATAAGCAAGTAGTCAGCATCTTTAGATGCTTCAAACCATTTATCAACAAACTGACGTTCATTAAGCGCAATTGTGTAGATAGCTACTTTCATTTTTACCCTATCTTTCTATACCAGCATTGATAATCTTTCAGAACTAACTGTAACCTATCTCGATAAATACTGCTAAATGCATCAATTGCCATTTTTGGCTCCTTTAACGGACCTAGGCCAGCACTCCATTGATAGTCATCAAAGGCAATAACTCCTCCTACATTCAGACACTCGTAAGAAGATATAGCATCTTTAATAACACCGTAAGCTGTGTGGTCTCCATCTACATATATAAAATCATACATTTGTCTGTTATTTTTAAAAAAGCTGTCACTTGTCCCTTTATATTTAATTATTTTTCTTTTTTCTTGACCTTCTTTAGTTTTTATGTCATAAAGGTTTTCAACAGTTGACCAATTCATTTCATGATGTGCTGGCTCATCAGAGCCTTCCCATGTGTCAACGTCTACTAAAATTGAATCAGATTCTTTTAAAAGATTATCGTATATCCATACAGAAGCATCTCCAGTATAAGCACCTATTTGAAGGCATCTAATTGATTTACCGTTAAAACTTCTAAGAAGATGCATGTAGAAATTTTTTTGTCCGTCATTAGCAAACCAGTTTACATATTCGCTCAGTGTCGTTTCCTGTCTCTAAGTATTGTATTAATTTTGCATTACGGCCAAGTACTGATTGCAACTCTCTTCCATGTATTCGTACCAACGCAAACATAGATAAAGCTACTGTCCCAAACAATAGCACCTGTCGCACCAGTAGCACTAGCTGTAGCTGGAGTAGATGGTCCTGTAATACCTAATGGTCCTGTCGGTCCAGTTACTGATGGTCCCGTTGCACCAGTAGGTCCAGTAGGTCCAGTAGGTCCAGCTGGGCCAGAAGTTCCAGAAAAACCTCTAGGGCCTGTAGGTCCTATATTTCCCATAGGCCCTGTTGCGCCTACTCCACCAGTAGCACCTGTCGGTCCTGTCGGTCCACCACTAGGACCAGTTGGACCTGTAACACCTTGCGGACCAGTTGGCCCTCCAGATGGACCTGTAGGCCCTGTAGCTCCCGTTGCACCAGCTCCAGTCGCACCAGTAGCACCCGTTGCACCCGTAGGACCAGCAACAAAAGCACCAGCATTAAACCATTCTTGATTTAAATCTGACCAAACGTAAAGGTCTGTGCCTACTACATAGGAGTCACCAACATTGGCTGTTGCATTATCTGCTTGAAGTGCAGCTAAATTTATGTATGTGCCTAAAACTCTAATACCAGAACCATCTGGACCTCTAACTCCTTGGGATCCAGTTGGCCCTGTTGGTCCTGTTGGTCCCGTAGGTCCTGTAGGTGCTGCAGTAGCTACAGTGTTAAAGGACATTCCAGTGTAAACATTTACAGAATTGTTATCACTATCGACCCAAATATCTCCTACTTGAGGGCTGTTAGGTTGATTTGATTGATATAAAACATTAGTTCTACCTACAGATTCATACACAATGTTTGTAGAAAAAGCGCATAGTGCAGTTGTTGCTTGAACATAAATGGTGTCATTTACATTTACTGCAAATCTAAATGTTTCAAAAGATTGACCGACATCGACAGATATATTGTTTACAATATATGCTCTAAGATTTGGATTTCCTCCAGAATCAAAGGGATCCAAATATATAGTTACTTGTGCTGCAATAGCACCCTTATTTGCAACAATAACGGATGCAACACCAGTAACATCGGAAACTGTCAAAGGAGTATTTGTGTTAGCTAAAGGAGTAGCAGTACCTAACCGCTTAACTGGCATTATTCACCACCATCTACTAAAGAAACTTTTCCTTGATAGCAGCAATGATCTGCCCCTTCAAGTGTCTCGACAGCTGTACTATACACGCCTTCAAGAAAATCTTCACGCCCAGTGGCCCACACTACATCTGAAATTATTATAGTTTTATTTTCAGAGATATTTTTAATAGTTAAGTTAAGAAGAGGAGCGTTTTCACTCTCTTCTGCTTTCCATTCAAAATTGCCTATAGTTTCCATTATCATATCGCTGAAATATCCTTAACTGTAATAACTCCAAGCATTCCAGAATGGATTGAACATTGATAAGAGTATGCCCCATTTATGTTAGCTGGTACTTGCCAATATAAAGTCCCGCTTACTTTACCTTGAGCAGATGATCCTGTAGAAAGTGTTCCATCTGTAGCTACATGAATTAAACCTATGTTGTAGTTCGATGCACCACTTGCAGTTTTTATTAAAAAAGGATGTCCAGCTACGTCTAGATTAAAAGCAATTGTAGTACCGCTAATTGCATAAATAGTTGGATTATTTCCACTATATTGATTTGTAAAGACATACGCAAGAGATGATGGTGCGGTTACTTCTAATCTAGTAATAGCTGAATAAGCAATTTCATTGATTGTTAGTCCAGCAATTCCTGCATCTGTTGTCAAACTAAAACTTGTTGACGCACCAGTTGGGCCAGTTGCGCCTGTTGCTCCAGTTGGACCAGTTACTGTGCTAGCTGCACCAGTCGGTCCTGTTGGTCCAGTTACAGTTGAAGGTGCTCCAGT